GTGTAACATTTCCTATTGAAAGGAAATTTCTTAATGTAATATTTTTTAGTATAATCATCGTTTTAGTGTTCTGAAAGAATCTTTTTTGGCTAAATTTTCAGCCTTTAATGTTCTTTCAATTATTCCTTCTATTTTTAATTTGGCGCTAATAAGTGTTCTCTGTTCTCTTAAACTGCCAACATAAGGATGCACTTTTGTCATTTCATTTAACGCAATACCTAAATGTTTATTGATTTTAATTAACGACTCTAAATCCCTATATTGTCTTGTTTTCATAGATTATTATAAATTTCTAACAGTAACTTAGGATTATATGAATTACTTTCTATGTTACTGATTTGATCTAATATTATCTTATCTACGCTTTCAAATTTCAACTCGCCTGGAGCAAGATCAATTGCGTGTAACTCATTCTTAATTGGAATCAATGCCATTTCACGTAGTTGATGTTCGGGAATTAATTTTTCACGCAAGAAATTTGCCTCTTCATAACTAATATCAATATCCAAATGTACTCTGACACTAGAGTGGGGCAATAATAGTCCTTCTGGATTTTCTAGGACATCACTTAACTTGTATACCCTGAACAGTGGCTGATTAGGCCAACTGTGAAATTCAGGGTCTTTGCCCCACTCTAGTGTCATCATACCTCTTTGATCATCACCTGCATCAGCATAGTTATGTGGGAAAGCATTGCCAATATACCAAATGTTGTTTTTACATTGACGTTTATGAAAATGTCCACTAAAGACAGTTTCAAATCCACCTAACTGCTCTGCACTAATCTCACCATGATCAGGCATTTCAACCATTGCGTTCATATAAAAATGTGGCAATTCAAAATGCCCAAACAAATATTTTCCTTCTAACTTCTTTAACTTTTTATAGTCATCACCTACTAACCAAGGAGCAATAGTTACATCACCCTCAGTATGCCAATCATTTACAATTGTTACATTAGGTAAATGTTTAGCCCATTCAACGCTGTGAATATCGCGTTTGTCTCTGTAGTATAGATCATGATTGCCTGGAATGAAATAAACCTGGCTAAAATTCTCATTTAGTTTCTCCAGCGCACGTAAGCCATATTGCAACGTTGCAATATTGATACTAGCACGATGATGGTTATAATCACCCAAGAAGAAACAGGTTTCACAGTTTTCTTCTTTGGCTTTCTTTATAAACCAATCAACAAATTCACTACAATCCATATTATGTTGTATAGAATTGCTTTTCAAACCAAAATGTATATCGGTAAAGACCGCTGCTTTTTTAAATAAATTCATATTATTCTTCGTAACTATCGAACTTCATTCCCTGCATTTGTCGTGTAAAACTTGGTGTTAAATTATTCATTTCTAGAATATCGTCACGAATGTTTTGATTACGTTTTTCGGTATTCAATACACGACAGAAACTATTTGTAATGGCTGCTGTGTAATATGCGAATGGGTTGGCACTTTTTGCCTCATTAAATCGTAACCCAACATATGTTAATTGTAAAATTGCGCTACCACGCATTTCATCATTATATGTGTAACCACGCCAGTTAAACTTCATAGCATACTTTTCACATAGCATCATATACATTCTTGCTAGTTTGTCTGTAATCTGCCCATGAGTTTTACTAAATTCGCCAGTTTTGACTCCACCTTTCCAATGACTCTTGCCTACACAGTAAGGGTCGCCATTTTCATCAATCTTAAAATGTTGAAAGGGTGGGAAGTTTACCTTGACATGAACCATGTCATCTACTTCATCTTTGGTAGTAGTATCTTCTAAATCTGCAAATTCATTGTCTTCATCGTCAACAAATTCCAAAATATCTTTAGCAGTTTTCTTTTTAACAACTTTCTTTGGTTGTTTAGCACTAACTGGAATATGATCCCAAGTCATAACTCTGAATACCAAATCTGTGGTTTCTATATCTTTGTATGTAAGTTTATTATCGGGAGTGCTTAATCGTGCTGCACGATTTTCTTTGGCTTCTTTAATTTTGCCAGGCTTTATTATGTGTTTTACTGAAACATCTAATGCACTATCGGGAGTGTCTATAATTAAATCATATTGATGATATTCTTGTTTGGTAAAGCAGCAATAACTTGTTTTGCTTGCGTGAATCTCTTTTAAAATGTCTTTATTATTTAAATAATTGACAGGTTTCTTTGCGACTGACATAGTTTCCTTATATAACTGTTGATAACATATTACATGACACTTTAACAAATGTCAATAAGTTATTGATTAAATTGGTGATTTTTTTGACGATAAATATACTAGACAGACTATTTATATAAATGTCTTGGGGAAATTTTAAATGGCTTCAACCACACAAACACAAAATATTACTTATACTGTAAATGTAGGGAACCCACAAACCGCACAAGTCACTACTGTATACCAAGTAAATCCCGATGGGAGTTATGAAATAATATCAAAATCTGATAACCCTGCTTTTAGTGTTGATGTACGGGCAGAGGACCCAGAAGCGGCAATAAACGCTTATGAAGACAAATTAAAAACTTTAGGACCCCCTGGTTCAGCACAACGCGCTTTAGGAGCTGCTACAGATTTAGCTTTTAATCCTGCTGCTGCATATGATACATTAACTTCACTATCACAAAAAGGCACAGGAGCAGATAAAACTCCTTCAGTAACAAATAACGATACCGCCGCTAATACAGCTAGCAATACATCTACGGTTGATTCTTCAACTCCTGTAACAGCCACTACAGCTAATAATGTAGCAGATCCTAATAATAATCCAACTAATCCAACAGTTTCAACAGAACCACCGCCAAGTACGGGTACACAAGCATCAAATGTACCCACTGATGCAGCGCCAGCTACCCCACCAGCAAGTCAAGGTAGTCCAACCACAACTAGTTGTGGTATTACAATGAGTTATAGTGCTACTGACGAAAAGTATACATTAACACTTCCTTCTGGTAAAACTTTACAATCAAATGATCCAAATGCTTTAACAATATCGGATGCTGGTGATTCTATAAAATTTGGTGGTACAACAGTACGCTATGATATCACAGCTCCTGAAAACAAGGCTGACGTATCGGCACTTGTATGTCAATCTCAACATTTAGGAGACATAGCAACAGCGGCTGCTGCTGCTAAAAATGGGGCAACACCCGCACAAGGTACTGCGCCACAAGATGTTTCTCCTGAACAACAGGGTCAAGAAAACGAAGAAGAAAGCGAAGAAAACATAGAAAATGACGGCGAAGATACTAATAGTGAGGATGATGTCCCAAGTCAAGTGGTTAAAACACGTAATCAAAGTGCTTTGGGAAATGCAAACAACGTACAGTTAAACAATGACTGGCGAGTAAGATTGTCTTTAGCGGCAGGCAGTCCGCCAATACTTTATAACGCAAACCCTGCAGGAATATTAGCACCATTGGCAGTAACAAATGGAGTTATTTTCCCATATACACCAGATATACAAATTCAATATAGTGCCTCGTATGAGGGATTTAACCCCACACATAGTAATTACAAAATATATCAATATCAAAACAGTAGCGTAGACACTGTGACTATAAATTGTCCTTTTACTGCACAAGATACAAATGACGCAACATATGTTTTAGCAGTCATACATTTTTTTAGAACACTTACTAAAATGTTTTATGGCCAAGATCAAACTATAAGACCGGGCACACCTCCCCCATTAGTTTATTTGTATGGGTTAGGAACATTTCAATTTAATAATCATCCATTGGTAATAAGTGGATTTAATTATTCTTTGCCTAATGATGTTGATTATATAAGAGTGGCTACACCATCAGTAAATGCCAATGTTCCTGTTAAAACAGATGGATATAATCCAAGCCCACAACAGTTACAAGCAATTAGAAATTTAGGAGGAACATTAAGCCCTGGTGGACAACCGCCCGCTGCAAACTTTGGTTCACCGCCAGCGGGGTCGATACAGCCAACATATGTTCCTACAATGATGAGTATGAGTATTACATGTTACCCAATCGTAAGCAGAAATGATGTAAGTAACACATTTAGTTTAGAACAATATGCCACAGGCGAATTAATTCAAAGAGGATTTTGGTAATGGCCAATCAAACAATTTATCCAGCAACAAGCAACTATTATCAAACAGATATTTTTAATAATAAATTTTTAGATGTAATGGTAAATCGTCCTATACCAGCATTAACTAGTGATGTGTATTATACCATACCATTAGTTTATCAATATAGACCAGATTTGTTAGCATATGACTTATATCAAGATCCAAGATTATGGTGGGTATTTGCAGCACGTAATCCTAATCGTTTAGGTCCCGATCCATATTTTAATTTTGTGGCTGGGTTGGGCATATATGTCCCACAATTAAACACGCTTAAACAAGTGTTAGGTATCTAATACATGGCAGCAGCACAACAACCCGTTCAACCTGTAACTACACCCACAACAACAGCAAATGACCCTAATGCAACGCCTGTTGATCCAAACACTCAAAATAGTGGGCCACAACAAACAGCACAAGCAGATGATGATAGCAGTCCTAAAAATGATCCTGCACAAAATCAACAACAAGCGGCAATAGTTAGTAGTACAGGAAATAACCCATCGGCAGCGTCAACCAATGCAGCATCACCATTAAGCCCTAGTTCACCCCCTGCAACTCAAGGTCCTCCCACTGCACCTGGTGTAAGAATTAATAATCCATTGGGATCATTGGCTAGTTACACATATCAAATAAGTTTATACATGGTAAGCCCTGACGCATACGCACAGTTTGCCTCTGTGCGTGATATCACTGGATTACCAGGGGTAGCATTAATATGCCAAGATGGTGGCGTAAATTTAAAAGATACGCCACGCGCTCCGGGCTTTCAATATGATTACTACATTGATAACGTAAAATTCACAACTCTTGCCACAGCAAAAGCATCAGGTAGTGAAACAATGAACGTTAATATCTCATTTGATATCATTGAGCCATATGGATTTAGTTTTATTACAAATCTACGAAACGCACAAGATAACATATACTCAACACCAACTACAACTGCTACCGATAATTCAAGTAATACTAATAGAAATAATTCAAATGGTACCAGTACTTCTACAAATGGTAGCAATACTACAAGCGCAGGCCCAGATAACACACCACAAAATCCAACAAGAGGCATTTTTGTAATAGGCATACAGTTTTTAGGTTGGAACATAGATGGTACTCCTGCAACAGGGCAAGAACCATCGGAAAACACAGTTTTAGATAAAAACGGATCAACACAGGGATTATTTAAAACTTACTATGAATTTCAAATTAGTAGTTTTAAATTTAAATTAGATGGAAAGCCAGTTATCTATAATATAGAAGGTGCACTAATGCCACCCACTGCTATGTGTGGCACAAAAAGAGGAAACCAAGATAGTGCAATAAGCATAGACGCAAAAACTGTTGGAGATGCCATTAATAATTACATTGCACAACTTAATAGTTTAGAGCAGGGCTATGTTAAAAACAAACAAGCAGAAATTGCAAATAAATTTAGTGTAGAGTATGTAGGTGAGGGCAGCGATAGAATACAAAATGCAAGTATAGTTAGTCCAGCCGACGTTGATAAATCAAAATGGGCTAATAGCAATGTTAAAAAACCAGCAGACAGCAACGCAGCCACAGCACAAAAAGCCACACCAAACAATACAAGTAGAACAATTAGCATAGGCCCTGGAACAAACATTGTTCCCGCAATTAGTCAAATCATTTCACAAAGTCAGTATGTACTTGATGCTATGAAATCGGTTACTACTACTTCTAATGAACCAAACAACAATGGCGGTCAACAACAAGTTTCAAAACAAAATCCCATAGATTTAGCATGGTTTAACATACAACCAGTGATTGTTGGTCCTCCTAAATGGGACTGCATAAGAGGCGATTGGACTTTTGATACAAAATTTCAAATAAGACAATATACAACACCCTCAGTACAAGTACCAGCAGCAGGTGACAACGTTACCCCATATCCAGGCGCATATAAAGTTTACAACTATTGGTTTACTGGCGAAAACACAGAAGTAATTAATTTTGACATGCAGTTTGATTTGTCATACTTTTTGGGCGTAGTAGCAACAGACACAACAGGACCTAGCAGTGCGGCTAAGGGAAACAATGCCCCTATTGCCCCAGGCAAAAATAATAATGTAAACAATCAGGGCAAAACAGGCACAGGCATGAATGCACCCAATCAGTATAGAACATATCTATATGATCCTAGTGCCACGCAAGAAGTTTACATGACAATTTTAGGCGATCCCGATTGGTTCATGCCAGTTCAGCCTGCTAACAATGATGACGGATCAAACAAATATTATGGTCCAAATGGAACAGGTATAAATCCATTAACAGGACAAGTATTTGTCGAAGTTAATTTACTTGAAGCAATTGATTATGATAACACCACAGGACTAATGAGTTTAAACGACAGTATATACTTTGGACCACAGCCCGCAAGTATTGCAGGGCAAGTAAAAGGTATACCCTTTCAAGTAATCGATGTTGAAAGTACATTTCAAGGTGGAAAATTCACACAGAAATTGCATTTACAGGGAACACAATTTCCAGACAATAGTGCAGGAGACAATAACTCTACTATTAATAGAACTGATGATAGTAAAGCAAATGCACAGCCTTCAACTTCAGGACCAACTCCTGGAAGTGATTCAACATCACAAAATAATGGCTTAACTCCTGCAGGCGACACATCAAACTGTGGACCAGGAACTTCGCCAACAAATAGCCCAGATGGCAGAAGTAGTCCAACACCAAGAACTTCTAACACAGGTCCAAATAGTAGCGCGGTAGCAGATGATGATGCACCGGGTGCAGGAACTCTAGGATAATTTATGGCACAAGATGTTTTTAAACCACGTGGACAAACTAAAGCAACTAAACCTGACGCAGGTGGAGCAAGTGTATTTTCTGTTCCTGTGTTTGGTACAGTTAAAGACAATATAGATCCAAACAGATCGGGACGCATTCGTGTTTACATTTCAGGTATAAACACAAAAACCCCAGATGATCCCAGCAGTTGGACAACAGTAAGTTATTTAAGTAGTTATTTTGGTAGTGTACAGGGCGATTCAGGTGACACAGGATATGGAACTTATAAAGGCAATCCTGCAAGTTATGGCATGTGGAATGCACCACCTGATATAGGCACTACTGTATTGTGTATATTTGCCAATGGTGACCCAAACTATGGTTTTTACGTAGGTGTTGTTCCTGATCCTGATATGTTACACATGGTACCCAATATTGGCGCAGTAGATAATGTTGTACCCAATGAAGGCGAAGCACAGAGTTATGGTGGAGCACCAAGACTTCCTGTAACTAACATCAATAGTAACAACACAGGCATTAGCGATAGCCCTGATTTTATTAACGCGGCTAAACCTGTGCATAGTTACACAGCAAGTTTAATGTTTCAGCAAGGAACATTACGTGATCCTATCAGAGGACCTATATCAACTAGCGCACAACGTGAAAGCCCAAGTCGTGTGGGTTGGGGCGTTACTAGTCCAGGACGCCCAATATATCAAGGTGGTTATACAGATTCAGATGTGGCTGCAAATCTTGATACATCTAATGCATCTCAACTACAAGTAGTAAGTCGCAGAACAGGTCATACTTTTATTATGGATGATGGCGACATAATAGGAAGAGATCAATTAGTTAGAATTAAATCAGCATTGGGCCATTTAATTAATATGAGTGACGATGGCGGCTGTATTACAATTTTACATGCCAATGGACAAAGTTATATTGAATTAGGCAAAGAAGGTACAGTTGATATCTATAGTACAAACAGTTTCAATGTTAGAACACAGGGTGATTTAAACCTACACGCAGACAATAATATAAACATACATGCCATGCAAACTCTTAATATTCAAGCCAACGCAATGAATATGAATGTTGAAACTACCATGAATCACAGAGTGGGTTCTGATTATCAAGTAAGTGCAGGTGGCAAATTTACATTGTTAGCAGGTGGAGCATTAAGTCTAGCAGCAGGCGGCGATGCTAGTTTGGCTGCTGGCGGTGTTTCATATATTAATGGATCAAAAGTAAATCTTAACAGTGGACAATCAGGTACACAGCCCGCAGCAGTTAATAACATACCATTGGTAGCACAAACTGATACATTATTTGATGCAACCAAAGGATTCTTGGCTGCGCCAGGTAAATTATTAAGCATTACAAGTCGCGCGCCAGCACACGTGCCATGGACTAATGCAAATCAAGGTGTAAACGTACAAGTAAGTTTAAGTGCAGATAGTCAGTTGCCTTCAGCACCTAGTACAGCAGTAAATAATATTAATCAAACTGCCGCAGGACAATAGCATGGATGATACTTTTTTACCAGATGATGAATTAAGTTTGCCAGATGATTCAAATTTTTTGGCAAGCCCAGTCACACCTGCAAGTATAGCAAGTCAGCCAGTCACACCCCCAGTTAGCGATAGTATAGATAAACCTGCTACAAGTGCGTTATTGGGAACAATGGCGCAAACAACAGCAAGTAACCCACAGACAGTTACAGCAACAACTACAGGCACAGCAGTTTACCCAGATGATAATGGCATACCTGTTGTTGCTATAGGACAATATGGTCAAACACCTGATCAAATGGAAGCAGCAGGTATATTAAAGCCCGGCAGCGCACCGTTAGTAAATTCAATGATTGCAGGTGGAGCAGATCCCTATGATGCTATGCCTCCTAATTTGTTTACAGGTAAAAATGGTATTAATAGTTTAGATAGTTACGTTAATAATCCCAACGCACAAGCAACTGTGGCAGTAACCAACTTGCAGCAAAGTCAAACACAATTAACAAATGCTGGAGTAATAACAGGTAATGAAGATTCATCACAGATATCAGGTGTAGTATTAGCAGGGGCAACTGTGGGCGTGCCACAGACTATAAATGCAATCAACACAACTAATACAGTTGTTCCACCTAATCTTAATAGTTCAGGTGTATATTCAACATCTGCACCAGGTGGGTTTGGGTTAAACAGTCAAAATGATGATTCAACAGGGACAAGTCTAACAACTTATCCAAATGGAACTATACCATCTATAGCAGGCGGCATAAATGCAAGTAATTACAATGGATCACTTACTGGTGTTAACAATGGTTTAGGTGGAGTATCAGGTAGTTTAACTGGATCATTGTCAGGTAGTTTAAACAGCACTGGTACAGGATCAGTTTCGCCAGGATCAGCATTAAGTGCAGCCTCAGGCAGTAAAGTTTTAAGTACAATTAAAGCAGGAAATTTTGCTGCTGGATCATCTACTAACAGTGTATTGTCAGGATTAACCACATCATTAAGCGCACTTTCAAGTGTGCCAAGTCTTAGTTCATTAACCAAATCTACAAGAGGTGCAAGTGCAAGTGCCTTTTATGCTATAGCATCAAGTTTTAAACCAATGCAAGCGGGTGTCCCACAAAACTTAACTGCATTGTCAAAACAATCTGCATTAACTACAAAAGCAGCAGGTAGCACTAATAGTTCAAGTGCTATAACTCAGGGTTTAAATTTGGCAGGCAGCGCAATTATTAATTCTAGTGGTACATCAACCACTAATTCTTCATACATACAAAGTGCATCTGCTTCAGGAAACTTTCCTTCAGGTATTAATACCCCCAGCACATTGTCACAATATGGTGCAAGTGTTTCAAGTATAGGATATAATAGTAACCCACAAATACCACCAACTGCTACGGCTTTTGGCAGCATTAACACATTGACAAACACTGCTCAAAGTAATAATTCAAGTTTATCATCTATTGCAAAATCATTAAACAAAGGTCAATTACAAACAGGTGTGTCAAGTGTTGCAAGTGGCATAAGCAATTTGCCAGGAGGATTAAATTCTTCGGCTAGTGTAGTTAATAAAAGTTATAATAGCACTAGTTCTGTTCCAGGTATATCTAGTATAACAAATCTTACACAAACAGCCAGCGCACAGAGTTTAAGTAATTTAACACCATCTAACCCATTAAATGGCGTAAGTCTAAGCAGTTTAAAAAATAATAATGTTTCTTACGCACAATCTTTAAATGCAAACCTATATTATGGCGACCCCACAAATGACCCAGCATTAATGTCCCCAACAGATATAGGTTCACCTGATATTAGTCAAACATTGGCAAGTACCAATGGAGATTTGTCTGCGTTAGCAAGCACAGGATTAAGTCCAGAAGATCAGGCATCATTACAAGCCAGTATAAGTGCAATGGGTGGCTCAGGCCCATCCCCAGTACAAATTCCAACAGTCGCAGTTAATACCAATGACAGAACAGAATTAACTGACAGCATAGCAAGCACATTAAACGATCCAAGTATACCTGCTCCAGACTTTATAGGCGAAGTAAGCGACACTTCAATAGCAGAAATTGACTCTATAGATCAACAACAAGCACAGGCAGTAGCCGCAGTTGATCAACTTGACACATACAACGTACAACTAAGCGCAGCATATGACACGTACTCACAGGCAGTTTTAACATATCCACAGGGAGATCCGCGTATAGATATTGCATATTCAAACTATCAATCATTGTTAACCTCACCAACGCTTGCTAGTTTACAGAGTCAAATTAACGGATAAATAAGTATATGCCAACATATATAGGATTTTCAACAATAAATGCAAATCAGCCACGCAGTTATAACCAACCCACTGGGGTTTATGGTGGTACTGGAAACTTGACTGTACCTACAAGTTATGGTAACAAATTTATGCTTGTAGATGAACAATTAGTAGTACGTGACTTTTTAAACGCACTAAACATACCATTAGGGCAAAAAGTGGGCCAACCACAGTATGGCACAACAATATGGTCGTTTGTGTTTGAACCAAACACTAATGATACGCAATTTAAATTAGAAGAAGAAATAAAAAGAATAATAGCATTAGATCCTAGACTACAATTAGGGTATATACAAACTTATCCAAAAGATAATGGCATACTATTACAAGTCACTGTAGCAGTAAATCCTTTTAATAATCCTGGGACACTTAATATTTTCTTAAATCCAGGGAATAATACAGCAGTATTACAATAACAAAAAAGTCGTATTTTTTATTACGATAAATAATTAAAACGGAATGTATTATGGCTGTAACTAGTAATCGACAAAGTAATTTATTTGGCATCAACACATGGCAACAGATATACCAAACCTATGCGGGTGCCGATTTTACAAGTTATAATTATGAAACTTTAAGAAAAAGTTTTATTGATTATCTTAAAATATATTATCCTGAAACCTTTAATGACTATATTGAAAGCAGTGAGTTTATCGCATTGCTTGACGTTATGGCGTTCATGGGTCAGGGTCTAGCATTTCGTAGCGACTTAAACGCACGTGAAAACTTTATTGATACAGCAGAACGCCGTGATAGCGTTATCAAATTAGCCAATCTTGTAAGTTATAACCCTAAACGTAACCTTGCAGGACAGGGGTATTTAAAAATCACACGTATTCAAACAACACAAAACATTACAGACTTAAATGGTTTAAATTTAAGCAACGTACCAATTTTATGGAATGATCCTGCAAACGCAAGTTGGCAAGATCAATTCAACACAATCATTAATGCTACATTAGTTCCATCACAGTTTGTGGGTAGACCAGGCAACAGTCAAGATATATTAGGAACTACAACCAGCGAATATGCCATGCAAATACCTCAGGGTAGTTTGCCAATTGTTCCATTTACCGCAACAATTAATGGCACAAACAGCAACTTTGAATTGTGTAGCATGACAAGTGTGGGAGAAACATATCTATATGAAATTCCACCCGCACCAAGCGGCAAATTCAACATATTATATCGCAGTGATCAATTAGGTTATGGCAGTCCAAACACAGGCTGGTTTTTCTACTTCAAACAAGGATCATTGCAGAACTTTACATTTAACTTGCCACAACAAATCGCTAACCAATCAATACCAATTGGCAATATTCAGGGTATTAACAACACAGATACATGGTTATATCAAATCAGTGCTGATAACGGCAGTCTTGGACAATGGACACAAGTTGAAAACATTTATGCTAATGCATGGTTACAAAATACAGCAGAAGGCAGTCAACGTACAATTTTCAGCGTATCGTCTGGATTTAACGATACAGTAAACTACGTCTTTGGTGACAACGTATTCAGTGAAATACCTGTAGGAAACTTTATTGCATATGTAAGAGCAGGCAACGCATTAACATACACAATTTACCCTAGCGATATGCAGGGATTAACAATAGCATTTACCTATGTAAGTCGTTTAGGCACATTAGAAACACTAACAGTTGGCTTAGAATTACAAGAAACAGTAAGCAATGCACAAGCACGTGAAACAATTGCTGATATTAAACAACGCGCACCAAGCGGATATTACACACAAAATCGTATGGTAAATGGTCAAGACTATAACAATTTCCCATATAGTTATTACAGTTCAATTATTAAATCACAGGCAATTAACAGAAGTAGTATTGGCATTAGTAAAAACATAGACCTACTAGATAGTACAGGCAAATATAGTAGCACCAATAGTTTTGGTAGTGATGGCGCATTATATCAAGATACATCCGAAGGCTTTTTAACATTAACAATTAATAGCAACAGCGATATAGTTTTATTTTTAACATCTACATTAGCAAGTGCTTTAGCCGACGTTTATGCAAATCAATATTATATTCAATATTATCCTAGATACCCAATCAACTCAACAACTGCACCAGGCACAATGTATTGGCAAACAAGCAGCGTAGACGCCGGCAGCGAAAGTGGTTATTTCTATTATATAAATGGCGATCAAAACATACCAAGCCCAATTGGAACATATAGCACAACTAGTTTACAATATCTAACAAAAGGCGCATTAGTTTATATAACTGCGCCTCCTGGATATTATTTTGACAACAATAACAGATTAGTATCAGGCGTGCCTGGACCAAACAACGTCACAGGCTTTTGGACAACAATATTAAATGTTATTGGTGATGGTAGTAACAATGGTAATGGTAGTTTTAGTAATGGCACAGGTCCAGTAACATTATATGGATATGTTCCAAGCGGTGCGATATTAACAACTGTAATTCCTGTATTTGGCAACACATTGCCAGTTGACGTAATACAAGAAGCCACTGTAAAATTACAATTACAATTAAGTTTTAGTTTAGTATTTGATAATAGTATTCCTATTAACTTAGATCGTTGGTCTGTAAGTTATTACGGAGATCCAAATGCATTTGTAAACTTTAGTAGCAATGGTGTTGCAGGACAAAACATATACACAGTTACTTACGATCAATTAATATATTATTTTGGTAGTGCTGCTGATATAAGATTTGCCGCACCAAGTGGCACACTTGTATATGATCCTTTTAGTGGAAAAATCTTACAAGATTATGTTGAAGTTTTACAAAGTAACACACAACCAAATAGCAGTTATCCTTTAAATGTGCCAGTTAAATCAAATATTATAGGACAAACTGTCGAATCAGATGGCTATACTGATGACTTTAGCGTAGTGGTTAGCGCAACTGATGTAAACAATGACAATTTAATATTAAATCCTGACTTTTTTAGTTTTGTAACAGGTTACAGCCCAACTGGCAGCAATTATGGAATATATGTATTCTTTGAAATTATCACTGATGTATTCAATTTAACAAGATATCAAATAGTTCCAACAGCCGACATTGTATATCAATATCCAACAAAATCGCAAATTGAATTAGTAAAATATGATTATCCAGTGGGGCAAGTATTCTTTGCTTATTCAGAAACAAATGTTAATGGAACTCAAGGAAACTTTTACGCAACAATACAAAACCCAACATCAATTGTTCCAAACTACACTGTAACATTACAGCCACAATATACATGGAAAATTGGTCGTCAGGGATTAAGTTTCCAATACCGTCATAATAGTAATAATACTACACGTATTGATCCTACTACAACAAACATTATTGATTTGTACGTTGTAACACAAAGTTATTATACCGCATATCAAAATTATATTACCGATACTACTAACACAATACCTGAACCAGACATGCCAACTATTGATGAATTAAATCAAGACTATGGTCAATTACAAGATTATAAAATGGTAAGTGATAGTTTAATCCTTAATAGTGTAGTTTTTGTTCCATTATTTGGTCCTAAGGCTGATCCTGCATTGCAGGGAACAATTAAAGTAGTTCCTGTAGCCAATGCTAACGCAAGTAATAGTGAAATTATTAGTGCAGTATTATCGGCCATGAACGATTATTTTGACATAAATAATTGGAACTTCGGTGAAACATTTTATTTCAGTGAATTAGCAGCATACTTACATGCTAATGTAGGCCAATATATTAGCAGTGCTGTTTTAGTTCCAAATGATCCTAATGCACCATTTGGATCATTATATGAAATTAATGCCGCGCCGTATGAAATTTTCGTTAATGCCGCTACAGCGAATAACATTGTTGTAATTCCAGCATTGACATCGGCTGAATTACAGATTGCACAGTAGTAGGATAAAGAATGGCTACAAAGATTAGAACACTAGATTTTCTTCCAGAGATATTTCAAACTCCTACTAATCAACAATTTTTGTCTGCGACATTAGACCAATTAGTAAACCCTCCTGATTTGCAAAAAATTCAAGGTTATGTTGGTAGTCGTTATGGCTATGGTGTAAACCCTAATGATTATTATGTAACAGAACCCGATGTAACAAGAACAAATTATCAATTAGATCCAGGTGTAGTGTTCACACAGCCAGGCACTAGCACAGCAACAGACTTTATTAGTTATCCTGGACTTATTGACGCACTTAACACCGCAGGTGGTGTAACTAATAACAACAATAGATTGTTTAACAGTCAATTTTATAGTTGGGACAGTTTTGTAAACCTTGATCCATTGGTAAACTTTAACCAATACTATTGGCTACCTGAAGGTCCGCCATCAGTAACAGTTGCGGCAAGCACAGTTTACTCAACTGAAACATATGTGGTCAATGATCAGCCCACTGGTTACTTTATTTCAACATTAAATTCAGCAGGTGGAAGTATTAACCCCACACTTACTTTATTGCGTAGTGGTGTATATGAATTTGTTGTAAATCAACCAACAGATTTTTGGATTCAAACACAACCTGGAATTTCAGGCAGAAACCCAAGCAACCCAAATCAAACCACACGTGAAATTTTTGGTGTTACCAACAATGGTGCAAACTCAGGAGTAATTACTTTTGCAGTACCTCAATCAAATGCACAACAAGACCTTAATATTCCAGGAAATAACTTAGTAAGTGTTGTAAGTAATATCTCATATCAAAATTTAAACGGCGCTCCGTTATCAAGTATTGGAAGCATCGACGGTGTTACATCATTAAATGGTTTAACTGTGATGTTCTATGACACAGGTGTACCAAATGAAATTGCTTATACAGATAACACATGGGGCAACACAGAATACGCACAAAATGATCCTAATATAACTGCTCCACAAAACATTACAATAACTGCTACTTCAAGTACAGGAAATGTTATTACATGTAGTAGTGTTGAAGGAATGCAAGTCAATCAAAGCATTGCATTTACCGGGGTTTCATTTGGTGGCATAACAGTAAGTCCTATTGACAGCAATGGAAACATAACTGACGTACAAATTTACTATGTAAAAAGTATAAATGCAACTGATAATACCTTTACAATTAGCAGTGCATTAGGCGGCCCAGCAGTATCATTAACCACTGCTACAGGCACAATGAACGCAATTATTAATGACATGGAATGGGAACAGGGTTGTTATAGCAGTGTAAACAATAACTTTTATAAAATTACACTTGCGGGCGACCCAAGTAATCCTGTTATTTTATTAAGTCTTGCAGGTCAAATTCCTGTTAATCAAAAAATTACAGCAGTATATGGTAACACATATGGCGGTTTAAGTTTTTATCTTGACACATATAATAATATAGAAATTATACCTTTAATTACAGCACCACTTAACACATTATATTATCAAGATGGCAGAGATCCAAATAAAGTTGGCACAATTCAATTGATTGACAATAACATATTCAATCAATTAGATGTAACCACACAAATAATAGGGCAAAAGAATTTTACTAGTAGCAATGGCGTAGTATTCACAAACGGATTAAAAGTAACTTTTGATGGGGACGTTATACCTTCAAGTTATCTTTCAGGTGAATATTATGTTTCAGGTGTGGGCGTTGCAATAGAACTATTGCCAGTTGATACGTTTGTTGTTCCCGAACCATTTACAGGCAGCGTGTACAACACATACAGTACAGAACCATATGACACAACCAACTATGATGATAGTTTATACATTCCAGTAACCCCAGATTATATTACAATTGCACGTGATAGTTTAAGTTTAAACGCATGGAGTCGCAGTAATCGTTGGTTCCACATTCAAGTAATTCAAGACACTGCAACTTATAACAACGATCCTTCTATTTTAACTACATATGGAAGTCAACAAAATAAAGCAGTTAGACCAATATTAGAGTTTTACCCAAATCTAAGATTGTTCAATTCAGGTACTGCTGGCAAATTACCTGTAGACTTTATAGACTTTAGAACAACTGACGCATTAAATGATGTTGCAGGTCAGCCTGTATATTATCCAGACGTTGAAGTATACACAAGTTATACTGCTAATATTGCTGCTGCAACTAATGCGGTCAGTACAACAATCACAGTTGCTGCTAGCGCAGTAAATGGCACATTTGCTGTTGGCATGTATATCAACGACTCACAAAATGTATTGCCACCAACTGCACAGATCACAGAAATATCTGGTACAACAACATTAACAATAACAGTTGGTTGGGACGATGCGTTAACCATACCTACAACTAATAACGTTTCATTAGTAGCAGATCAAGAAAGCAATCAAAATTATATTTTATTCAGCGGAGCAAGAATTATATTTGCTGCTGACCCTAATGAAAATAATAAGATTTTTATAGTCAATATAACCACTGTTGATACAGGCAGTAAACCTGTAATCGTATTAAGTGAAACACCAGATGGCAACATTGTAGACAACAACTTAGTTGCAGTTTTACGTGGCTACAACTATCAAGGATATAGTTTCTACTATAACATAGATGCATGGGTAGAAGCACAACAAAAAACTACAGTAAATCAAGCACCATTTTTTGATGTGTTTGATAGTAATGGAATTAGTTTTAGCGACCCTACTGTTTATTTGGGAACAAATTTTGCAGGCAGCACACTTTTTGCTTATGGTGTAGGAACAGGAACAACTGACACAGTATTAGGATTCCCACTTCGTTATAGCAGTGTTAATAACATTGGTGATATTAGTTTTGATGTAACATATAACAGTCAAACATTTGATTATATTACTAGCCAAACACCAATTACACAAAACATAAGCACAGGTTATGTTTATAACATGACTGGCATAGAAACATTTGAAAGATTAATTGGCTGGCAAACAGCAGTTGGTCCTAGCGTACAGTATCAAGTGTTCTCATTTAATTATTATGAAGGTAATACAAACGCAAACGTGTTTGAGTGCGACATAGTACCTGTATCAACAGATTCTACACCATGGCCTGTAATAGAAGTATTTGTCGATGGTGAAATACAACCAAATTCAAATTACACTGTAAGTATTATAAGATCAAGTACAATAGTCACAGTTACAATACCAAACACAATTGTAAATGGCACAGTTCAAATTTTCTTATTAAGTGATCAAGTAAGTGCAAATGCATATTATGAAATTCCAACAAACTTAAGTAACAACCCATTTAATACAGATATCACTGTGGCCAACACAGGCGACATTCGTAGACAATATGAAAGTATTTTCTATAATAATCCAAACTTTACAGGAACAGTTTTAGGTAGTAACAACTATCGTGATTTAGGTAATCTTGTTCCATGGGGCAACGTATTAATTGAAAATAGCGCGAGTTTAGTATTACCCGGAACTTTCTTACGTAATTTAAATTACAATATTTTTGACAGCATAGCATACAACAGTAAAAAATACATTGAATATAAAAACTTAATTGTATCTACCGTAAACAGTTATCCTTTTAGTCAAACATATGACCCTGCATATATTTTAAATACTGCGTTAGATGTCATTACCGCAACAAAAGACAACAGCATGAGTTTCTTTTGGAGCGACATGTTGCCAGCAAAAGCACCATATGCAAGTAATGTTTACACATTTAATAATAGTTTACAAACAACCATTTATCCATTAACACAAACTTATAACTTTGAAACAGCAAATTATAATGGTGTATTAGTATATTTGGCTAGAACAGTTAATGGATTAACAACAACACAACAATTAATAAAAGGCGTTGATTATACTGTTAGTACAACTGCTCCTTCACTAGAAATCACAATTGAATTATTACCAGGCGACGTTGTAACAATTAACGAATACAACCAAACATATGGTAGTTATGTTCCAAACACCCCAACTAAATTAGGATTATACCCTGCATATGTTCCAGGTGTAGTATTAGATAGTGACTACGCACAGCCAACATATTTTATTCGTGGTCACGATGGTAGTTACAATAAATTATACGGCGATTATATTGCTGAAACCAATATATTAATTGATTTCCGTGATCAAGCATTATTAGAATTTGAAACAAGAATTTATAATAATCTAAAATTAAGCAATACATTGCCAATTTTAGAACAAGATATTGTTCCTGGATTCTTTAGAAACAGCGATTACTCATATGAAGAATGGCTAGAAGCATACGAGCCAGGATTCTTAAACTGGGTAGGGCAAAACAGATTAAATTATCAAACACAGTATTATGATCCTAATAATCAATATACATGGAATTATAATACAACAACTAATAAAGTTGATAACACACAAATTGGTATTGGTTACTGGAGAGGTGTTTACAAATATTTCTATGATACATTTACACCAAACACAACACCATGGGAATTATTAGGATTTACAAGCGAACCAAGTTGGTGGACAAGTCGCTATGGTGCTGCTCCTTATACAAGCAACAACTTAGTGTTATGGGGTGACTTAGAAGCCGGTATAAATTACAATAACGGCGATCCAGTCATTATACCTCAAGCAGTAAGACCAGGGTTGTCAAAAATTATTCCAGTAGACAGTCAAGGCAATTTAGTAAGTCCTTTTGTTAGCGTAGTAAAAAATTATTATAATCCAAACTTTAAACAAAATTGGGAAGTTGGAGATATTGCGCCAGTCGAATTAAGTTATCGCCGTAGTAGTTCATGGCCATTTGATTTTATGCGCATACAAGCATTGTTAAAACCAGCAGAGTTTTTCAATTTGGGCGTGTATGTAGACAACTATCAATATAACGCTGAATTTAATCAATACTTGTTTAATGGAAACAATCATTTACTATTAAATGAAATTCCTGTATATGGCAATGGCACAGCAGTAACAAGTTATATTAACTGGATCGTTGATTATCAAAAACAATATGGTATTGATGCTACAACTGCTATCACAACATTACTAAATAATTTAGATGTACGTTTAGTTTATCGATTAGCAGGCTTTAGCGATCAAAACTTATTAAACTTCTACGTACAAAGTACAAACCCAAATAGCAACAATAGTACATTATTAATACCTAATGAAAGTTATCAAGTACTATTGTATAGTAACCCTCCATATAGTGGATTGAAATACTCAAGTGTAATTGTACAAATATTACAAAATGGTTTCTATGCAATAACTGGCAATAGTCAAACTAGCGCATACTTCACAGTATTAACACCAAAAAATGATGGACAAACCACAACTATTACAGTTGATAACTTAACAGTTAAAGTCGCTAAAAATTACACTGACGTTGAACAAGTTATACCATATGGTACACAATTTATAAGCATACAACAAGTAGCAGAATTTTTAGCAAGTTATGGCGCATATCTTGAAGCCAATGGCGTGCAATATCAATATCAAGTTAATAGCATATTGTTAAATTGGACACAAATGATTAGTGAGTTTTTATATTGGACACTGATCGGATGGCAACCAGGTGCATTAACAACATTGAATCCTGCTGCATATGAATTAACTATTGATTTACCTAATCAGATTGTACAGCCACTTAGTGTTCAAGGTGCCAACTTTGTTTTAAATCAAAACTTATATCCAATTAAAAACAGCGATTTAAACATATTAAGAGATGGAACATTGTTTAACGTAGCACCATTACGCACAGGTGATACAATAAGTTATGGTCAATTTAATTTAAGTAATTTTGAAAATGCATGTGTGTTTGACAACTACACATTATTTGGCGATACAATTTATGATTTAACTACAGGAACAAGACAGAATCGTATATATGTTCGTGGTAGCAAAACTGCAAGTTGGGACGGCACATATACTGCTAGTGGGTTTATAATCAACAATAACAACGTAGTACAATGGCAACCATCACAACGTTATACAAAAGGACAGATCGTACTTTACAAAAATCAATATTGGATTGCAACTGATATTATTCAACCAAGTGCAACATTCCAACAACAATATTGGAAGATAAGCAATTACAATCAAATTCAAACAGGTCTATTGCCAAACAGCAGTACTCAAAGTGCTGAAAGTCAATATTTCTATGATACCAATGTTGCAACTATTAACAACGATGCTAACTTATTGGGATATAGTTTGATTGGCTATAGACAACGAGATTATGCTGCGTTGGTAGACTTAACTGATACAACACAAGTAAATGTATATCAAAACTTAATTAAAACAAAAGGTAGTTTAAATGCAGTAAATGCATTTGTGGGAGCAGATTTACCAGCAAAACTTCCTGCAGGTGGCATCAATTATAATCTATATGAAAACTGGGCAATACAAACCAGTTCATATGGTGGAACAACTAATAATAACTTTGTACAATTTAGATTAAATGCAGGTGAATTATTAGGAAATCCAAGCGTAGTTGGTTTAACTGATGGTGTTTACACTACTGGAGTTGAGCAAGAAGTACCATTAACAAGTTTATATAATTACAGTGGATTAATTACTGACCCTAATATTTTAAGTACTATTCCATATGTTCCTTCTACATTATTTTCAGAAGCGGGATATGTGAACTTTAATGATGTAAAAATGTCTTCATATTTTTACAGTAATCTTGCTACAGCAGTTAGCCAACAGGGAACCATTGTACCAATAACTAATTTTTATGTGGGCGATTATGTATGGGTTGCAAACTACTTAAATAAATGGCAAGTTTATACTCCTACTAGTATAGGCCAAGTTGTATTAGTACAAAACAATTTAAACAACACTTGTACTGTAACTTTCAGCGCACCACACAACTTAAGTCAATATGACTTGATTGCTATCGTAAACTTCAATAGTCAAGTTGATGGATATTATAGCGTAAGTAACATTGTTGACAATTTTAGAATAACTATTTTCTTAAACATCAGCAACAGCACACGACAAATTGTAGGTCAAGGTGTAGCAATGTATCTCACCTCGCAGCGTGTCGCTAGCCCAGCCGACGTAATTAACTTGCCTCTAATAGATTTTGAGTTTGAGCCAAACACAGTATGGGTAGACACTAACACAGATGGCAGTTGGGCTGTATATCAAAAAACTTTAAACTACACTTACGAGCAAGAATTTAATTACGAAGAAAGCACAGCATTTGGTACTGCTGTATGTTATAACCAAGATTTAGGCGGATACTTATTAAGTGATCCAGGAACTGTATATCGTTATGATTATGATCCATTAAATGGACAATATAATATATTCCAACAATTAACTGGAAACGCATCAACTTATGGTTCAACAATTACAAATGAACAACAAATTTATGTAGTATCACAAACAACATCTGATCCTGCTGTTTATTTGTATACATTGAATACAAACAATATACTTTCTGATAATTTAATACCATATCAGACAAACACTAACGCAGATAACACAAGAAATTATAGTTCTTATCAAGGAAAAATCACAGCGCCAACTGGTGTAACCAATTTTGGTTATAGTACTGCATTGTCTGGTGATACTAACTGGTTATATGTAAGTGATATTGTTGACAACAAAGTTTATGTGTATAAAAAACAAAATATTTTATTACAAGCAGGATATTTTGTAACAGGTGAAACTTACACTATAACAAGTGTGGGCACAACTGATTTTACTACATGCACAGATCAAAGTGATTATCCTATTCAAAACAAAGTAGGCACTGTATTTGTAGCAAGCAATGCAGGTACTGGCACAGGCACAGCATCACAATGCACATATGTATTATCAACTGTTATTGATGGCAGCGGATTTAGTAGTTCAGGAGACAACTTTGGTAATAGTATAGCAACTGACTATTATGGCGATACAGTTATCATTGGTGCACCAGGAGTTGATTATAGTTCTAGTGTTCAAAATTATGGCAGTGCTTATGTATATGACAGAAGTAAACAAAATTTTGTAACAGGAATTATAAACAGTGCATTGGTACCTACATTCAACTTAGCATGGACACCAACCACATTAACAAAAACACCAACAAGCGTTACAACTGGCAACCAAATAGTATTAAGTAACACAACTGGTATAACTAATGGAATGCCAATTATCTTTACTGGCACAAGTTTTGGCGCGACTGGGTTGCAACAAAACGTAGTTTACTATGTATTAAGTGTAGTTGACGGCACACATATAACATTAAAAGCATCACGCAATACTACAACACCTGTAACATTATCATCTGGTGTATTAACTGGCGGTGTTGCTACAGCACAAAATCATGGCATTACTGTAAGCGTAAATGGAAACACAGTACAAGACAACAATTACGCAGTAGTTGGAACACAGTTAATTTACACTGGCACATTAACTACAGGCGACATTGTAACTGTTGATGATAACGTGTTTACACTAGTTCAAACACTTACAACAGAAAACACACCTGAAATTGGTGTACAATTTGGCACTAGCATTGACACTACACAATTCGCAACAGAAGTTATCATTGGCGCACCATTCGAATTAACTACACAATTAAACGAAGGCGCAGTCTATAGATTTACAAATGCTGGTGGGAAGTATGGCACAATTTATGGAACATCAGCAGTAAATGTCACATCATTGCGTCCATTGTTAATTAATGGATTTGCTGTGTATGTAATAGGAAATGCAAGTTCAGTTGCTACATCAATAAATCAAGCCAACATTTTAAATGTACAAGCAAGTGCAACTTCTGATAATAAACTTATAATAAGTTTGATTAATCCAAATCTATCACAAGCAAATGAAGAATTAATAATTTCAACATTGGACCCACTAGCATTTGGCGAATTGGGTATACAGCCTTATACTTTAACACAAACTATATTATGCCCACATGATGAGGGCGCAACACAGTTTGGTACAACTGTCAAATTTAATGAACAGGGAAGTTTTGTAGCAAGTGCGCCAGTAGGCACACGCTTTGAATCAACTACATTTGATCAAATTGAATACCCAGACAACGATACAATTTTTGATAACAACACTACACAGTTTATTGAACAGTACGCAAATGCTGGCGCTGTATATATGTTTGATTATTTAGGTGTTTATAATGAAAACATTAATAACACAGGAAACTTCGTATACGCACAAAGTGTAAACGCACAAGATACAAATTATGGTTTGCAGCCTAGATATGGCACAGCATTAGACTTTGTTGACAATCGTGTAGTAATTGGTACTCCTAACTTTAAAGGCGTTCCAAATACCATTGAAAGTGATTTTGTTTATGGCAATGGTCAAGTAATAACATATGTAAACAATGTTGGCACAAGTGACTGGTCAGTTTATAGACAAAGTTCTCCAATTGTTGATATCAACAAAATCGGTTATGCACAAATATTCAGCGCAACAAGCAATCAAACATTAGTAAATCTTGATTATTTTGATCCACAACAAAACAAATTACTTGGCGCAGTTGCAGAAAATATTGATTACATTGCTAATACTGATCCTGCAAGTTACAACACTGGTAGCGTAACACAGCGCGGTATTGTATGGGGCAAAGAACACGTTGGTAATATATGGTTTAACACACAAAATGTTAGATTTGTAAACTATCATCAAAATGATGTAACTTATAACAGTGCATACTGGGGAATATTGTTCCCAGGCAGTGACGTTGCTGTTTACACATGGGTAGAAAGTAATGTTCCTCCTGTTAACTATGCAGGCCCAGGCGAGCCTTATAATACAAACAGTTATAGTGTAGAAACAATATTAAATTCAAGTCAGGCTGCCGTGTTAGTTTATTATTTCTGGGTACGCAACACTGGAGTTATTTTTACACAACAAGGTAAAAATCTAAGTGACACAGTACTTGCAGGTTATATTGCAAGCCCGCAAAACTCAGGAATCAGTTATGTCAGCCCAGTGTTGCCAAACGTATTCTCTTTATATAATTCATCAGCATATCTTAACGGAACTGATAGTATATTCAATATCGCATACGCTACAGGAACAACCAATGACGCATATCACCAAGAATATGCGTTAATACGTGAGAATTATCCAGAAGATTTCTTACCAGGATTGCCAAACTTTGATAATAAAAACCCTAGTTTATTATATCAAAGATTCTTATATAGTTTATCAGGCGTAGATGCTATAGGACAAGTTGTACCAAATCCATTCTTGCCAATACACGTACAAACAGGCGTGTCAGCAAGACCACGACAAAGTTTCTTCTTAGATCGCTTTTTAGCATTGCAAAATTACATACAATTTGCTAACAATGTATTAATACAATACCCTATTAGCGAAACACGTGAAAACGCCACATTCTTGTTTACAAGCGGCGAGTTTTATAATACCAGTGATTTTTGGTCATATGTTAACTGGTGGGCATCAGGATATGATGACAGCGTAAGAAGTAGCGTAGTTGTTCCTATCTATGCAGATTTAGAAACATTAACTGTAGCACCTGGAACAATAGTAAAAGTACAACAAAACGGAAAAGGTTTCAGTGAGTGGTACATCTATAACACAGATGGAACATGGACACGTATTGGTTTACAAAATGGTACAATACAAATTAGTTCAAACTTATACAACTATCCAGCAGCAGGATATGGATTTGCAGGAAACTTCTTTGGCACAACACCATTTGATCAATACCCAAGTGAAGAAACATATTGGATTGCACGTGCATTAAACGAACAAATCTTTACAAGTGAACTACTGATTTACAGAAATCAAAGTTTAATATTAATGTTCCAATATATAAGCACTGAAGCAGTAAGTAGTCAAAATTACTTGACATGGTTAAACAAAACTAGCCTTGTTGACGTTTCACATAATATTAGAAACTTAGTACCACTTGAAAATTATCAAAGTGACAATCAAGATTTCTTATCAGGATACCTCAGTGAGGCATTGCCTTATCACGTATACATTAAGAACTTTACATATGTTTATACTGGAAGTGAAACTTATGCAGGTAATATAACAGACTTTGATCTACCTTCACAATACAATAGTTCTATAAAACAGTTTATTAGTCCTGAGTTAGTTTATAGCCAAGCAGATAATATTGTAACATTCTTACCAACTGCAAGTATTTGGCAAGAACAACAATACAATGATTGGTTTAATAATTATGGAGTAAGTTTAACAGGTCAAAACAACGTGTTGATTACAACAGTTGCTCAATATGTTTCTATTGGTAGCAACAGCATTTATGTAACCAACAGCTCGGGTTTCCCATTGAATGGTATAGTCACAATAAGTGGCGAACAAATTTCGTATAGCAGTATTGATCGCAATTTGGGTATATTGTATAACTTAATTAGAGGTTATAATGGTACACCAATCAGCACTCATTTACCAGGAGAAAACATTTATATTGACTTGCCTCCAGTGTTGTTATTAAACGGCGGCAGAGGATATGTAAATCCTCCTAGAGTTACCGCATATATTGACACAAGTATATACCCAGAACCAAGAGTTCCTGCGCAACTTGAAGCAGTAATGGGATTAGACACAGTAGTTGGAATAAACGTTATAAACCCAGGTGAAGGTTACGCAGTACTTCCAGAAATTATCATTGATAGCAGTGAAGTTGTAGTATTTGCAGGCACTAATATCAACGTAGGATTAAACACAATTACAATTTACAGTTCGTTATTACAAACTGGTGATTTAGTAAAATACATTGAAAGTACAACAAACACTGGTCCAAGTGGATTAGTAGACAATCAATGGTATTATGTTGGTATATTACAAACTACCCCAGTAGTAGTTATTGCGTTGTATGCAAATTACAGCGACTCAATAAATGACAGAAATCGTGTAAACATTACAAGTCAGGGTAACGCAGTTGATAATACATTAAACTTATCGGCTAGAGCAAGTGCAATTAGTACAGCCGTTCCAGTTAGAGAAAATGTAATCAATATCAAATTTGATAGAACAACCTATCAAAGTCAAGTTAGTGACTGGGCAAGTGATACATTCTATGGTAGTTTCTTTGCTGGTGACTTGTTAAACAAAGAACAAGTGTCAAGTTCAAACTACACATTAGAAAACACACAACCAAATATATCTACAATATTGGCTAGTGCGCAGGGCGCAGTATTTGAAATCACTAATGTAAGTAATAATCAACAAGTTGAATGGTCAACATTAAGTCGTAGCATAAGCAATACATTTGCTGCTACTAACAGTATTAGACTATCAGTTGCAGACGAACAAATAATCAGCGCATCTAATTTGGTTGTTGGACAACAATATACAATTAACTTTGTTGGTACTACTAACTTTACAGCAGTTGGCGCAGCATTTAATAATGTTGGAACAACATTTATTGCTACTGGTTCAACTACAGGAACTGGTACAGTTATTTTTAATAAAAACGTAGCAATCAGTGGATCAACAATTGGTATGACTGTTGGCATGCCAATACAATTTACAGGCGTAATTGGTAGTAGCGGATTAAACATTGACACAGTTTATTATGTAAAGAGCATTTTAAATTACACAGACTTTACTATAAGTGCAACAATTGATCAATATGGTAATCCAGGTTCTGTTTATAGTTTAAATGATTTTACAGTTCCAACAAGTGGGTTAAATTGCTTTGTTGCTCAAGTTATTAACACAGCACAACTAACTGTAAACTACCCAGGTATTAGACAAGTTACTACCGTTACAGCAGATAAATTCTCACAAAGAGGGTATTTTACATGCCCAACTAGTGTATTAGGAACAGGTGGCACACAGGGATTCTATATTGGGTTACCAGTATTCTTTGTAGGTGACGTATTTGGTGGTGTAATACCAAACATAACATATTATGTTTTAAGTATATTAGATAATCAAAACTTTACATTAGCAGCAAATACAGATGTCTTTACTTTAACTGTTAACAGTACATCAAGTGTTACAAATTATGTAAACTTAAATTCTACATTTGGTTTAAATGTAAACGATCCTATCGTTATCAACGATGGTTACATTGCAGGTATACAAACAAACGATTTTGGTAATATCTTGTCAGATACAATTTATTTTGTAAGTGAAATTATTGATGATAACAACATAACTATTTCAACTAGTTACAATGGTCCTGTAGTAAGTTTAGAAACAGTTGGTCCAACTACATTGGTAGCAGCAGGGTCAATGACAGCAGGACAAACATATACAATTTACTTTGTTGGCACCAGTGATTTTACACTAGTTGGCGCAAGTTCAAATGCTATTGGAACTATATTTGTAGCAACTGGCTCAACAACAGGAAATGGTACTGTACAAAGCGTATATGAGGCTACACTTACAAGTCAAGCCAACACATTGCAATTAAGCAGTGCTACAGGAAGTATGACAATTAACTTATCATTGCCTGTAAGCCCAGGTCAAGTTAATGGTCAATTGTTTAACTTATATAAAACATCACAAATTACACCAAATGTAAGCAATGGTACAATTACAAACCAAATTACTGGAACTATTGGCGCTCTTATAACAACATTAAATTACGCAGCAATTACCAGTAGTAATGGCACAAATGGCTACTATGTAAACATGCCAATTACAGTTGGCAGTGGATTTACATCATTGCCTGCAGGGCTTTATTATATAACAAGCATTGGCACAATTAGTGTAATCGTAACAAGTACAGATTCAAGCACTAACCGTTTGACTTGCTCTAGCAACGCAGCACTATATCTAAACATGCCTATAATTTTCAGCAATTCAAGTATTGGTGGAATCATTATTGGTCAACAATATTTTGTTGCAAGTATTGTAGGAACAACACACTTTACTATTTCAGAAACACAAGGCGGAAGTACATTTGTCGTAACCACAGACAGTGGTGCAATGACAGGAACAGGTAGTCCTTATATTACTGTTTCAACTACAATGAGTGGCAGCAATGTTGTACTTTCAAACGAGCCTGTAAGCCCGCCGGCAAGTGTTACATTACAACAATCACCACAAAATGTGGCACAATTTGCGATTGGCTATCAAGTAGGTGGATATAGCGTAATTATCGAAAATGGTGGATCAGGATTTGCAATTAATAACATAATTACTATTCCTGGAACTACTGTAGGTGGTGAAAGCCCAGCAAATGATATAACATTACAAGTTAATGGTATAGACTCAGATGGCGCCATCACTAGTGTAATCGTAACAGGAACAGTACCAAGTAGTACAGAAAATCAATATTACTTAAAAGTCACAGGCACAAATACATTTGAAGTATACACAAACCCATTAATGACTATACCTGTAAGCGGAATCAATTTCCCATACACAGGATTTACAACATCTACAGTTACACATGTAAATTCATCAACTAGTGCATTAACAGTGGCTGATAGTAGCGTATTCAACTTATATGATCCAGTTGTTTTCACAGGTAATATTATACCTACAACAACTGACATTGTAGCAGATACCACATATTATGTTTACGAAATTCTAAGTCCAACTACATTTGCGGTAAGCGCACAACCTGGTGTAGCCCCAGCAATTGCTATGCTAACTACAGTCGATGTAGACTTTACTGTATCAAAAGCAGGAAGTTATGCCTTCTTGCCAGAACCATTCTATTTCAATCAAAGTATTGTAAGATTTAACGAACAAGTTTATGTATGTATAGTAAGTAACAACGATACTGAGTTTGTATATGGAAAATGGCAACAATTAGACAGTGGTGATCGTAGATTAAACGCATTAGATAGAATTGTTGGTTACTATCAACCAACCGTGAACATGCCAAGTTATAGTTATTATCAAAACGAGGCAATACAACTTGGTGTACCAACAATAGATTTTAGTCAGTTAGTTGCAGGTACAGAATATCCTAATAGCACATATTTAGGTAATCAATTCCAACCAGGATTACAATTGCCAGTTGCGATTGAATTACAAGATAAACCATTTTACCCAACTGACATTAATTTAGCAGGAATCATTTATAATGGCGTAACATATGTTGCACCTGCAAATATTAGCACTGGCGCTGCACTTGCAACCAACACAACAGATGATACATGGAACATTACAAATCTTACAACAAGTAACACAGGATTAACATCAATAAATTACACAAATAATTTATACTTGTTAACTTGCACAAATTCCGCAACTCCTATTTTAAGAAGTTTTGATGGCGTAACATGGTCAAGTTTAGGGTACTATACTTCAAATTATGTTACAACATTAAACCTAGCAGGATTATCATTAAATGATAGTACATACGGCAATGGCATATATGTTGCAGTTGGTTCAGCAATTTTAACAAGCACTGATGCAATTAACTGGACAGAAACATTGTCATTTACAGGTCCATTGCCAACAACTTTATATAGCGTAACATACGTTAGTATTCCTACATTTACTGGATTTATTGCTGTTGGTGCAGGACAACGCTATGATTATAGTACAGGATTTACAGAAATTGTAGACTGCAATGTAGTTTATACCAGTACAAACGGTGTTCAATGGTCACCTGTTCAATACTTTAGTTATAATGGCTTATACTATGTCACTAGCAATGGTACTTGCATTGTAGCAGTTGGACAAAACGGTATAATTTACACAAGCACCAATGGTACAAATTGGAATGGTATTACCGAAACCAATGTGTTAAGTGCCAATGGTACAAATAACGTACTTAATGTGGGCAATACTTCAGGGTTAACAACTAACGCCCCAATTAGATTCTCACAAAGTTTCAACAACATTGTTGCAGGAACAACTTATTATGTAAACACAATAGTTTCTAACACACAAATTAAAATTAGTGCGACAAATGGTGGCGGTGTACTCACACTTAATAGTGAAAACCCAGTTGGTCTATGCACATTAAACATATATCCTACATATGGCAATTTAACAAATGTAAATTATATTAATTCTACATTGGTTGCTCTAGGTAGCGATGGTGTATTAGTTACAAGCACGGATAATGCTGCAACAACTTGGACTACACATACTACAGGAACAACAGAAAATCTAAAAGGTTCAGTATACCACTCTGGAACATATACAATTGTAGGTGATAATAACACAATACTACAATCAACAAACTTATCAACTTGGACTGATGGTGCAAACTTTACAACACCTGATACAATATATAACGTACAGGGTTCGCCATTCTTAGATGGTTATGGTCCAGAAGAATTAGTTGCTGGTGTAGTACGTGATAATTTAACAATGTTAATTACTACAAGACCAGGCGTGAACTGGGATGTTACAGAATACGCACATAATGGCTATAATGTAGTATCAACAGTGGTAAGCCCAACTTCAGAAACACAAACAGTTTATAGTTTTGCTGATTTTGGAGTGCGAGTTCCAACAGTGTTATCAGTGTATGTTGTCAATGGAACAACTAATCTATGCACAGGGCTTTATAATGGCGTAGACTACACAGTAAATTGGTTAAACAAAACAATAACATTAAACAGTGCATTGCCATATTATCCAATCACTTATAGTCTACGCATTGATTTATATGAAGCCGGTAATGGATTCCAATTGGTAAAATCAAGTACAGATTACAATCCTATTATTAATAATTTCACAACTGGGTTTGATGAAATTGAATTAGATTGTAACTTCATAGCAAGTATTAGTGCAGGAAATGGCGCAGTGCAGCCAGCCACTAGCCCAGTAGAAACAACTGCCACACAAACAATAGCATCAACAAATTCAATTATATGCGATGATGTATCTCAATTTGTTGTTAACAGTTCGATTTATTTTGAAGGCACAACATTTGGTAATATACAACAAGGTCCCGCTGTAAGTTATTATGTAAAAACTATAAGTATATCAACAAGCAGCATAACAGTAAGTGCAAGTATTGTTGGTGGCATTGCAGGACCAACTTTTAGTTTAACTAACGCAACTGGAAGTATGGTAGTAATCATAAGTTCTGGAAACGAAACATATTGGACACCTCCTCTTGTGACAAACAAAGGTGTTGCTTTAACACCAGGGGTATTAAATTACGCAAGTGCAACAAGTTCAACTAACAATCATATCTTATGTAACAGTACATCAGGAATCGTAGTAAACAGTCCTATTGTATTTGATAATGATATCTTTGGTGGAATAAATGCATTACAAACTTATTATGTAAAAGCAATTATTGACAACAATAACTTTACTATTAGTTCTACTGTAGGAGGTTCAACATTAACCTTAACAACTGCGGTTGGCACTTCAAGTTTCATAACATATGATTATGCTATTGGTGCCGCTGATAATAATATTACTGCAAAACTTATATTCAGTAATCCATACGACAACGCAGATAACTTTATCACATATACAATTTTAGGTGAAACATTGCCAATACAGTATGGTTACACCATACCACAAACACAATTGTTTACAGGCAATGGCGCTACAAAAACCTTCACACTTTCTAACTATATAGGTGGAGACAACGCAAGCAACGCTATTGTTGAAGTTGCAGGTATAAGACAAACAGCAACTGCTTACTCATTTGATGTTGCAACCAATCAGATTACATTTACATCTGCTCCTGCAAATGGAAGTACTATTGCTATAACAACATACAATGATACTGAAAATCAGTATCTTAATACACAATACGATATTACAGGAAATACAGTTGCCAATATTGTAAGTATTAGTAACGCACTGTCAACCCCAATTACGACTGTAGCAACTGCAAGTTCAAGTTCTACTAATCAGATAACTGTAACTTCTACTGTTGGATTTATAGTGGGAGCAACAGTGTTGTTCCAAGGCACAAGTTTTGATGCCAACATCACTACAGGAACTATATATTTTGTAAAACAAGTAATCAACGGCACACACTTTACTATAGCAAATCAAACTGGTACATTGATCACATTAGCAGGTGGTTCAGGTGCAATGGAAGTTAGTGTTGGTGGTCAGCCAGCAGTTCGTGTAACTACAGGAATAGCACATAATTTATCAGATAACAATATTATACGTATTGATGGAACTAATGGATCTGTACAGTTAAACAACAATACTTACTATGTAAAAGTTATTAGTTCTACTGTTGTTGATTTGTATAACACTCCATATAGTGCAGCATTATCTGCCGTAAATAACCCAGTTACAGCAGTATCAACTTATACAGGTGGCGGTTATGTTTGGTTAGACGGATCATATATCTTATCTGATACAACTGCGTCTGCAACTGCAACCAATGGCACTATTACAGTTACAACAAACACAGGTCTATCGTTGATTGTAGGAACCCCAGTTTACTTTACACAAAAAGGTGTAACATTGGGAACAACATTTAGTTGTGGCATAGTAGCAGGTCAAGAGTACTATGTTTATGATAGTAACGCTTCAAGTTTTAGAATATCAGCCACACGATATGGTTCGGTTCTACCATTAACTGCTGAAACAGGGTTAACAATTAATGTAACACAATGGCAACACATAAACGTTGATAGATTGTGGGTAACAGTAAATGGATATCGTGTGCCTTCAAGTGCATTGCGCATTAATCCAGGAAATTATGTCAGCATACTTACAACTATACAGTCAAGCGACACAGTAATTATTACAAGTATGATGCCAAGCGCAACGCCAAACGAAATGGTATATATTCAAAATGTCAATCAAGACGATGTGCCAACAGTTTATAATTCTAATTCAAACACAACATGGTTAACACAACCATTGGGTGATTTAGATACCATAATTTACGTTAATGACGCAACCCAACTTACAAACAAAGTAGTTCAAAATACTACAGCCTCAACTGTTGATCCAGTTACTGGCAATATAGTAGTTGGTCTAACTGTAGACAAAAATACAGTTACTAACATAGTAGTTTACAATAACACTACAGGTCAAACAGTTCCTTCAAGTGATTATACGTTTATTGTAGTTGATTTAAGCCCAACACTATCGTTTGCTTCGGGCGTGTCTATTGGAAACAGTCTAACAATTACTATGTTAGAGGGCAATTTAATTTACGTCAACGGCGAACAAATTAAGTTTGGTCTAATAAACTTAAGCAACAACAGTTTAACAAATATACAACGTGGCGCCAATGGCACATCACAGCAAACATATATTCCTGTATACACTACAGTAAGAGGACTATTATCTATTAACATGCTTCCTGAAGTCTATTACAACCAAACATGGAACCCAATACCAGGTGTTTATAACACTACATTAGGGGATCCATTGCAAATTGCAACAACTACACCAGCAAATATCTTAAACATGGACTAAAAGATTATGATAAATAATTCTATGAATTTAAATAAGTCAAAAACTACAAACCAAACAAATAGCCAAAAAAAGCCCAATGAATTGGGCACATTGCAATTTGCCACACATTTAAAGATTTTTGACCCACAAACCAAACAAGTTTTGGTAAATAAAAGGGGCGAAAATTAATGATTAACTTAAGATATAAAGTAGAAGGGTTCTTAAAAATATACGACCCCAATAACTTAGAAGTTTTCGTAGAAAAGAAAAACGCAATTAACTATGAAAATATGAGTATTGCTATCGCAAATACACTTAGCGATAGAGGATATGGATTTATATATGAAATGGCGTTTGGAAATGGCGCAGCCAGTGTCGATAGTACTGGTGTAATCACATATCTGCCACCCAACGTAACTGGTCAAAATGCTGCATTATACAACCAAACTTACCAAAAGATTGTAGATGACAATAGTGCGTTCAATAATGACCCTACACGTAACAATATGACAGTTTACCATACTTCGGGTAATGTCTATACCGATATTTTAGTTCAATGTTTATTAGACTACGGCGAACCTGCAGGTCAAAACGCATTTGATAACAGCACACAAACTGATAGCGCATATGTTTTTGATGAATTGGGTTTGTTAGCAAACAATGGCACAGATAGTTCAGGAAATGTAATTACAAGTTTACTAACACATGTAGTATTTCATCCTGTACAAAAGTCATTAAATCGCCAAATTCAAATTGATTATACAATACGTATTCAAGCATTAACTAACTTGATTACTACAATTTAAGGGGAAAACTAAAGGTGTCTTATGCAATTTACAAAAGTGATGGTACATTATTAACAACCATTGCTGACGGTACAATAAACACAACATCGACATCTTTAGGGCTGCCAGGTAGATTGTACCCTGGATATGGTCAAATTATCGACACTGACTTAGTACACATATTAGAAAGTTCAGCAAGCAGTACCCCTCCAAACAATCCATTAGTTGGGCAATTATGGTATAATAGTGCTAATTCAACACTTAACGTATTAGCAAACGTTTCTAATGCTAATTCTTGGCAAACTATTGTAACAATATCTACTACCAGTAATATCACATTGGGCAATTTAACAGTTGTTGGCAATTTAGTTGCAGCCAACGCCAATGTTGTTAACTTAGAAGGTAACACAATAGTAAGTCCTGGTAACATATTAGCAAACAATATTACTAGTAATGTCAATCTTTCAACATATAACTTATCAGTAAGTAATCAAGCCACACTTACAAATTTAACTACAGGTTCTAGTAGCAATACTGGTACAATAACAGGACAATGGACAGTTCAGCCAGGGTCAAATATAAATTTAACTGTGCCTGCTGCTAATGTTGTAGGTACTGTGGCAAACGCTAACAATGCTGCATATGCAGGGAATATCACAGTCAACAGTCAACCTAACATTAATTTAGTGGGAACATTGGGATATCTTACTGTTAGCGGAGCACTATCAGCAAACACAGTTACTATAAACGTTCCAACTGGCAATTCACCATTGGTAGTTTATTCAAACACAAAAGTATCAAATCTTAATGCTGACTTAATAGATGGCTATAATACAGATATAAATGCAAGCCCACTCAGCGTTGCCGTAAGAGACGTAAATGCAAGTATGACAGCAAACTTCTTTTATGGAAACGGCCTATACTTGACAGGCGTAAATCATGGCGTGCAGCCAAGCATTGGTTATGGCACAAGCAACATCAATATAGCAAATGCCGATGCAAATATAACAGTTAGCGTTTATAATATAAGCAACGTAGCAGTATTCAATCCAAATGGATTATCAGTATCAAACAATTTAACTGCTAACACAATTACTGGCACATTAACAACTGCTAACCAATCTAATATTACAACAGTTGGTACATTGGGATCATTAACAGTAAGTGGCAATATTACAAGTGGAAATGCTAACTTAGGTAACACCGCACAAGCCAACTATTTTTCTGGAAACGGATATTACTTAACAAATTTAAACATAGCAGGGTATACTGTTGCCAACGCAAATAACGCAAATTATGCAGGAACAGTTACAGGCAATAGTCAAAGTAACATTACTAGCCTTGGCACACTTATAAGTTTAAACGTAGTAGGAAACATTACAGGTGGTATAGTTTCTGGTAATCATGTTGGAAATGGTGCAGGATTATCTAACATCACTGGCGCTAATGTCACTGGACAAGTAAATTACGCAGCGGTAGCAAACAGCGTTTCTGGGTCAAATGTATCTGGCAACGTAGCGGCCGCAACTTTAGCAGGAAGCGCAGTTAGTGTACCTGCTGCAAACATCACTGGTGTAGTTGCTTTTGCTAATATTGCTAATACTGCCAATATTGTTCCAGGTAGTAATGTTTCAGGACCTGTATCAAGCGCAAACAACGCAACTTATTTAAACGGCATAGTAGGTTCAAGTTACCTACTTGCAAATGGCACAGGCAGTCTTTTAACTAGTATCAACGGTAGTAATGTAAGTGGACCTGTTGCTAATGCCACATATGCTACTAATGCAGGGAACGCAGTTAACGCTACTAACGCAACTAATGCCACAAATGCTAATATTGCTAGTTTGGCAACTACTGCCAATTATGCTGTAACTGCCGGATCTGCTGGTTCAGCAAGCACAGTAACATCAAGTTTTCAACCAAACATTACTGGTTTAGGAACTCTGTCAACACTTTCGGTTACAGGCACAGCAAGTGCAAATACTTTCTCAGGAAGTGGCGCAGGTTTAACAAACATAAACGGCGGAAATGTTAATGGTGAAGTCGCAAATGCAGTGTATGCTGATAACGCAGGCAACGCCACAAACGCTAATAATGCTAACAGCGCCAGCAGCGCAACAAGCGCCAACTATGCTGTTAACTCAGGATACGCAACTAATGCAGGTAATGCCACAAACGCTACTAACGCTACTAATGCTGGTTACGCCACAGTAGCAAACACTGTTAATAATATATCTGGCACACAAGTTACTAACGCATTGGGTTATACCCCAATTGGTATTAGTAGTTTCCCAAATTCACTTACTGCCAACGGTTGGCAGATTTTACCAGGCGGTTTAATAATGCAATGGGGTTATGTTAACTGGGGCACAAATCCTCCAGGAAACTGGAACTTTGTAAATTATTCAAAAGGAATGAGTGTATTATTATCAATACATGTTACTAAGGTTTCTAACCATACAGATAATGGTGTAGTAACAGCAACAGCAAGTCAAATCGCAATAGGATCGCCTACAAACCCGTTTTATTATCCTACAACAAGTGGGTTTTATTACTCAGCGGCAGGTGGCAACTGTAATGGATTTTATTGGTTTGCTATAGGTTATCAATAATAAGATTTAATTAAGATAAATACAAGAACGGAGTGTTTTGAATGGCATATACAATAGTAAAGAGCAATGGTACAGTATTAACAACTATTGCTGACGGTACAATTAATACAACAAGTACCAGTTTAGGCTTACCCGGCAGAAACTATGCTGGTTATGGGCAAGCATTAGATGAAAACTTTGTATATTTGCTTGAAAATTTTGCAAGTCCAAACCCACCCGCAAACCCTTTAACTGGTCAATTGTGGTTTAATACAAATAATAGCACAATGTATATCTGTCCTGCTGATGGTATTACAAATCAGTCAGCATGGTTAGCATTAACAGCCACAAGCAGTAGTGGTAATACTACTTTCGGTGCGGTTACAGTCACAGGCAACTTATCAGCAAATAATGCTATTTTTACAAATAGTATGTCTGCAAACAGCGCAAGTCTTAGTTACTTGACTGTTTCAACTAACGCCAATATAGCATTAGCAAACGTCAATTCAGCAGTTATTGGTACACTTACAACACAGTCAATTACATCAGGTGGCTTAACAACATTAGGTAATTTAACTGGCGTATGGACAATGAGTGGTACAGGAACTGTTGGCGGCTATAACGGCACAGCAGTTTATATCACAAATGGTAACTTGCAAGTAGGATTAACAGGCGGAACAATAGGCATTCATACAGATAATTATTGTTATGCTAACGGTGCACCAGTAAGTTTTGCTGGTACATATAGTAACGCTAACGTGGCTGCATATTTGCCATTATATGGTGGCAACATTTTAGCACAACAAGTACAAGCAAATACAATTACAACAGGTGCAAATACAAACCCTGGCACAATTACAGGTAACTGGGCACTTACAACAGGTTCACGTTTAATATCAACATACGCTGACTTGGCTGAACGCTTTGCTGCTGATGAAGAATATGATGCAGGAACAGTTGTTGAATTGGGCGGAAAATACGAAATTACAAGTGTAAAATATGAATTAAGTGATGACGTATTTGGCGTCATTAGTAATACCGCTGCTTATCTCATGAATGGAGAAGCAGGCAACGATATAACTCACCCTGCAGTAGCAGTAACTGGTCGTGTACCAGTTAAAGTTGTAGGTAAAATAAATAAAGGTGAACGTTTAGTAAGTGCAGGTGATGGTACAGCCCGTGCAGCCAAACCAGGCGAAGCAACTGCATTTAATACTATTGGTCGAGCATTGGCAAGCAAAACCACTGATGATGTTGGCACAGTAGAAGCCATAGTAATGATAAGATAATAGGATTAGATAATGACTTACGCGCAGTATGGATTGATACAAGCAACAGACTTCAACACATTAGTTGGTACAAACCCTAACACCACATCAGGTACATTGAACACAGTTTGGGCAACAGGTGGAACTAGCGCGGGGTATGGTCAAACAGCAGTAGGTCAAGTAACAGCAGGCGGCACTGTAACAGCCGCAGGTCAATGGAATGCATTAGTAAGTAACACCGCAAACGCAGCCACACATCAGGGAACAAGTATTTCCGCAGTTACTGCACCAGTAACTGGTAACACAATTACATATGTAAGTGCTATTAGTACAAACTTAACAACAATTTACAATAGCAGATTAAACGCTGCATCACAGGGCACAACAACAAGCAACACAGCAACTTTTGGTAGCACATGGGCAAGTGCGTTAACATTCACATTTACTGCTACATTTGCCAACGGCGATGCTGCTCGTTATTTCTTTAACAGTGGCGGTCAATTAGCATTAACATGCAGTCACCCAACTGGTACAGGTATTAACTTATTGTTAAACAACTTAGCAAGTAACGTTGGTACAGTTGTATTAAGTGCACCAACAAGTGGTACAATCACAGTTAGTAGTACAAGTTATTCGGGCGTTACTAAAATCGGTGGCGGCGGCAACGCCCCAAGCCCATATCTAACAAATAATGGTTACTATGCGTTGACAACAGCAAACGCAAACGTTTTCCAACAAGCCGCTAGTACCGGACCAAGTGGTTACTTAAGTACAAACATTAAGTTTTTAATTAAATCAAATGGTACACAGGGAACCAACGGTGACGCAGGTAGCATTATTACAATCTACTGTTTATGGACAGAAATCCCAACTGGTTTAACAGCAAGTAGTGGCAGTGCTACAACATTAACATTGCGTCCACCTGAAACAACATACCTAGCAAACAGTTGGGGCGCAGTAACATTATCTGGAACAGTTTCAGGTTCATAATTTTTTTGGCAAGTCTTTGTATCACTTAAATACTCTTAGGAGTACATATGGATACAAGAACACTTATTGCCGAATCTAAGGCACGCTTTAATCATAACAGTGCCAAAACTTATCTTAAAGAAAAATACAATGCAAAATTGATAGTGGCTGATCAAGGCGGTCTTTGGAAAGCCGATGCGCAAACACTTAACATTTTAAATGTTTTTGACAGCGAAAAACTAGTATTAATAGATACATTTGATAATCCTGTAATGGTAGATAGAAATGCATTGTTGGTTAAATTAACCGAAACGTATACAACTGTAATGAATGAATGGTTAAAAGAATGGCAAGAACTAGAAGCAAAAAGATAACCAGAGGTGTAGTTCTTTTTGCTTTCAACTCGCCAAGTTATAACTATTATGATATGGCAGTTTATACTGCTAAAAGAGCAAATCACTTTCTTAATTTGCCTGTAACATTGATTACAGATAATGACTCTGTGCCAAAAAAATCAAAATATAAATTTGATAAAGTAATTAAAGTAACTCCTGATAAAAATAATATACGTGATTATGGTATTTGGATTAACAAAGGTCGCTATCAAGCATATGAATTAAGCCCATACGATGAAACAATATTACTTGATGCTGATTATATGATCAACAGCGACAAGATATTAAAAACATTTGACACCTGTGAAGATTTTTGTTGTCATGATACAACAAACTTTTTAATGCATCCAAATGCGGCACAAGAAGTATTAAGTGTTTATAGTTACAACACACTATGGGCAACTGTAGTTGCGTTTAGAAAAACACAACGTGCGCAACAAATTTTTGAATGTTTAGAAATGGTACAAAAGAATTATGATCATTATGCTAATATTCATAATTTTATTGGTGGCGTGTATCGCAATGACTATGCGTTAACATTAGCATTGCGCATTGTAAATGGACATAGTGTAAATCCAAGAGATATTATTCCTTGGGAACTGTTACACGTTGGAAAAAATACACAAGTTTATCATGATAATAATGATCCGTATAACACACAATATACAGTCATGTTTGATAATTGGCAAAGAACTAAAATACGCAAAGAGTATATAACAATCAAAGACATGGATTTTCACGTTATGAATAAGGAAATCTTTGTAGAGTTAATAAAATGAGAATTGCTTTATTTGCTGATAGTTTTGGTACCTCTCGTAATTCATTAAACGTGGCTTGGTATAATCTTTTAGCAGAAAAACTAAACGCAAAACTTGATATTTTCGCATTAGGCGGGTATCCAACATTTTTATGTTATAAAAAATTTTGCAATGTGTATGAAAATTATGATCAATGTATTTTTTTAGTAAGTGATTATGCCAAATATACTAAGCCAGTAAATTTAGAAACTAAACAAGGCGTAAAATTTAATGAACATTATATTTCTGGATTGCGCAATTGTGAAATTATGTTAGAAAGCATGGATTTAATTGATAACGATGTAGAGTTATTAAACATGATTAAAGTTTGGTTTTTAATATGTGATGATGAATTTTTACAAACTGTACAAGACCTTATCATTCAAGATTTGTTAAACAAAAAGCCTAACACAATAGTTTTACCAGTAAGCATACAAACAGCAGGGGTAAAACATTGCATGTCAGAAAAATGGTACGACAAACTTAATATAGATAAAAATTGGTCGTTTTGGGAGTTTCATAAAGTTATGGCAAGGTCACTTCAAAACAAATACGATGTATTGACATTTCCAGAATATCTAGAAATTCCTGACAAAATTTCTGCCCATTTAACTTTTGAGGCAAATAAGGTATTGGCTAATGATTTATATGAATACATAGTTAACGGCACCACGTTAAAATTGCCAGAATATATAAAACATGATCATGAGATAAATTATTATTACGAGGTTAAGGAATGAATAAAGGGTTTTTAATTGTAGCACAAAATACAGAAGACACTGATTATATTAAGTGCGCTACAGTATTAGCAAAAAGCATTAAAAAAGTAATGCCACGTGAGCAAGTGGTTTTATTAACTCACAAGATAATAGAAAACAACGCATTTGATAAAGTAATTAAATTCCCATATGGAGATTTAAACCCAACAGGAAAATGGAAATTGGTCAACGATTGGCAAGTTTATAAAGCCAGCCCATTTGAATACACAATCAAGTTAGAAGCAGATATGTATTTGCCACAAAATATTGATTATTGGTGGGACGTATTAAAACAACGAGACTTTGTTGTGTCTACTACAATCAGAGACTTTAAACAGAATATTAGTAACGTAAGAGCATATCGAAAGTTTATTGATGACAATAAATTGCCAGATGTTTACAATGCTTTGACGTATTTTAAGAAAAGTGAAACTGCTAGATTGTTTTATGAAATTGTTAGAAATGTATTTGAAAATTGGAATGAATGGAAAAAGATTTTGATTTGCCATCCCAATGAACCTATTACCACTGATTGGGCATATGCAATTGCCGCACATTATATTGGTATTGAAAAAACAACAATGCCACAATTTAAAGAAATGAGCATGATACATATGAAACAATACATTAATGGACTCCCAACAGAAGATTGGACTAATGTATTAATACATGAAAAATTGCCACATACTTTGCGTATTAATACTATTCCTCAAATGTATCCTTTTCATTATCATATAAAAACTTTTGCAAACGAGTTGGAGGCATAATATGAGTGAACAAACAGAAGAATATATTACAATATGGGCAACACCCACTATAGTTAAACCAGAATTTCGCTTATATTATGATGACAAGGGAAATGTAATTTGCTATACTTGTGATAAGTTAGAGGGAGACTATATTGTAGTTGACGCACAAACTTTTGCAGCCGGTAGACCAGATTTAAGAGTTATTAATGGGAAAATATCATCAGTTGCTAGTAACTTGATTATTTCAAAATTAGAAAAACACGACAAAGAAGGACAAACTACTAGTGTTGAAGATATTAGTATAATACCAGACAGCAAATCGAGAGTTAAAAAACAAAAATGGAAATTAACTACTAATGAGTATGGATAATATTATTGACATAGCAGACTTAGATTGCATTTATCTAAGTTACGATGAACCACAAAAAGAAGAATTTTGGTTAAAGATTAAGAACATGGTTCCCTATGCCAAACGTGTGGATGGCGTTAAGGGCAGTGATGCTGCGCATAAAGCAGCGGCTGAGGCTAGCGATACCGAACGTTTTATTCTTATTGACGGCGACAATATGCCTGATGAAAGTTTTTTTAATGTACAATTAGACTTTACTGACAAAGACCCACGATATAAACAAGCACAGTTTCGTTGGAAAGCAACAAACATTATTAACGGCTTGCGTTATGGCAATGGTGGCATGAGCAGTTGGACTAAAAGTTACGTAATGAATATGAAGACGCACGAAAATCAAACTGATGGTGATGCGTCACGTATTGCTGATTTTTGTTTAGACAGTAATGACAACTTGTATTGGGCAATGTATGATTGCTATAGCACAACATATCCTAACTACACAAGTTTTCAAGCATGGCGTGCTGGTTTTCGTGAAGGCGTAAAGATGTGTTTAGTGCGTGGTGTTGTGCCTAGCATTGAAGATTTTAAAACAAATGTAAGCAGTCGTAATTTAAACAATCTTACTATATGGCATAACATTGGCGCTGATGTACAAAATGGCATATGGGCAATATATGGCGCAAGACTAGGCACATATATGACTATGCTAACAGATTGGAACGCACATAACGTACAATGGTTTGATAACTATATTGAATTGTGGGAAGAACATAAAGATAACGACCCACATGAAGAAATGTTACGATTAGGTAAAGAGTTAAAATTAAAATTAGATTTGCCTATATGTAATTATCATATTGAAGAAAGCAAATTTTTCAAACGCCATTACACGGCAGACAAATACAACTTAGGTCCATTAGTTACTGAAATGGAAATCATACGTAAGATAGAAGGCTGGTAATGAGTTACGAAAGTGATCGCATCAAACAAATTAAAATTAAGATTGAACAGGAAGTAGGACCTACATTCTGTTTAGCAAAGTGGCACCACGTTACAATGTACTTACAAAGTGGCGAGACACATAGTTGTTATCATCCTCGTCCACACAAGATTCCATTAGAAGAATTAAAAGATAATCCTTCAGCATTACACAATACAAACGAAAAGAAACAAGAACGCAAACTAATGTTAGAAGGCGGCAAACCAGACGGCTGTGTATACTGTTGGAACATTGAGGCAATGGGCCCAGACTATATCAGTGATCGTCATATACGTAATGGTAGTATATTTACAGAAGAACGTTACGAACAAACAGCCAAAGGACCTTGGGATCAGAACATTAATCCAGAGTATCTGGAAATCAACTTTGGTAATGAATGTAACTTTAAATGTGGATATTGTCATCCTAAATACAGCACACGTTTCTATAATGAAATTAAAGAAAACGGGCCAGTAGAAAATGTACGCAATCATCGTTGCGATATTGATTGGATGAAACTATATCAACGCGAAGAAGAAAATCCCTATGTTGACGCATTTTGGGAATGGTGGCCCGAACTACGCAAAACACTGAACATTATGCGTGTTACTGGCGGCGAACCTACAATGCATCGTAGTACATGGCAACTGTTAGATGCTATTGATAAAGATCCAATGCCTTGGCTTGAATTGAATATCAATAGTAACTTGGGTACTAAAAACGCATTGGTACAACGATTAAGTACTAGTGTTAAAAAACTTGTAGATGAAAAGAAAATCAAAAGTTTTAAATTGTTTACAAGTATGGATACATGGGGCGAACGTGCTGAGTATATTCGCACAGGACTTGATTTACAAGTTTGGGAAGAAAACTTTCATACCTATCTATCACAAACAGATAGCCCAGTTACGTTTATGATTACGTTTAATATCTTTAGTGTAACCACATTTAAATCGTTTTTAGAAAAGATATTAGAATGGCGCAATACATATGATTGGTATGACGATCCTGTAAACCCACAACATCGTGTGCGTTTTGATACCCCATACTTACGTGACCCTATACAGTATGATATGAATATATTGCCTAAAGGCGAGTTTATGCCATATATGCATGATGCGTTAGAGTTTATGAAAGCAAATGTCGATGATAGTAGTGGTAAAAAATTTAGCACTATTGAATATGAAAAGTTTAAGCGTGTAGTTGACTACATGGCTGAAACGAATTATAGCGATGAAAAACTAATTGAGGGTCGTAGAGACTTCTATAATTGGTTCAATGAATTAGATGAACGCAGAGAAACAGACATGCTTAGTGTGTTTCCAGAAATGATGAATTTTTACAGATTATGCCAGGAAGTAAATAGAACTAATCCACTATGATAAAAATTAATAAATTAGACTTACTAGAAAATAGTAAAACATTCTGTATGTATCCATGGATACATCTTCACACTACACCAAGTGGTCGTACCGCTCCCTGCTGTATTGCTAAAAGTTGTACTGATGACTATGCATTGAATCCAAACGACTATAATCTTATGGAATTAGTCAACAGTGATATGATGAAAACATTGCGTTTGGACATGCTTAAAGGTGTTCAAAACCCAGAATGTGAAAATTGTTATAAACACGAAAAACAAAATATTTGCAGTAGTAGAAAAAGTGTCAATAAAGATTTTGGAAAATACTTTGATGAAGCCATAGCATCTACCAATTTAGAAGATGGATCATTAAAGCAATTTAAAATGCGTTATTTTGATATTCGTTTTAGCAACATATGTAATTTTAAATGTCGCACATGTGGATTGCATTACAGCAGTCAATGGGAACAAGAAGATATTAAGCATAGTCCTATACATGTAAACCCAATACCAAAAAACAATAACAAAGAATTTTTACAAAACGTATTAGATCAAATCCCATATATGGACACTGCTTATTTTGCCGGCGGCGAACCCTTAATTACAGAAGAACATTATATTTTATTAGAAGAAATGATACGTTTGGGCAGAACTAATATACAATTAAAATATAATACAAACTTAAGTAACCTGCGTTTTAAAAGTAAAGACTTATTATCAATATGGAAAAACTTTAAAATGCCCATACAGATTTATGCAAGTATTGACCATTATGGTGAACGTGCAGAATATCTACGACATGGAACAGATTGGGGCGTTATTGAAAGTAACTTTTTAACTATCAAACAACAAAGCAATATTAATTTGTCAATTAATACCGTGTTAAGTGCGTTTAATTTATTAACTATTGATAAATTTTACAATTATCTAATAGATAAAGGAATGTATTATCCAACTTGTGATGTTTATAGTTTATATCCAATGGCTACACCAACACATTTAAGTTGTCATATACTGCCAATGGAATATAAAGATCAAGCAAAAATTAAACTACAAAATTGCGTAGACAGATTTACAAAAGAAAACTTTACACACGAACAAACACATGAGTTTGTAAATGGTATACGTTGGATTTACAGTGAAAATACATGGGAACGTGAAAAGTTTAACTTCTTTAGTGAAGTAAATCGTTTGGATAGAATACGCGGAGAAAATTTCAGCAAAGTCTTTCCTGAACTAGCCCCATTATATGAAAGTATGAAACCACAACGTAGACCTTTGCCAACCATATGAACAAAGACTTCTTATTAAATGAAAGCAAAGTCTTTTGTATGTTTCCATGGGTACACTTAAACACAACACCCAAAGGTGATATCTATCCCTGCTGTAGCAATGACTATCAAAGTCCATTTGCTAACACAAAAGACAGCACATTAGAACAAGCATTTAATAATGACAAAATGAAACAACTGCGTTTGGATATGTTAAACGAACGCAAGAATAATATCTGTACGTTTTGTTATAAGCACGAAGAAGCAGGCCCACATAGTTTTAGAAACTATAGCAAAGATCATTTTGCCAAATACTTTGATGAAGTTGTGACTACTACACAGCCAGACGGCACTGTGCCAGATTTTAAAATGCGTTACTTTGATATTCGCTTTAGCAATATCTGTAACTTTAAATGCCGTACTTGTGGCAGTGAATTTAGCAGTCAATGGGCA